AACTTCTGATCCATCATCGTATTCTTTCGTTGAGTTTCTTAACTCAAATGAGTTTAGGATGTATTGCGAAGGAATTATAATGCAGGCTCTGGGCAAAGTTATAATGATCCAATCAAAGGACCTACATCTGGAAACAAGTGGTGACGTTAATATTGGTGAAGGTGCGGATAATAAAGTAGTTCGCATGGAAGACTTACAGACCTTTATGCAGAGTGCCTTTTCCTGTGTGACTGCCTGGGGGCCTAGCGGGCCTATGATACCCACGTTTACTCCCAACGTGGGCTCTGCAAAGGTTAAGGTGAAGCCATAATGCCACTAGCGCTTGCAGCCATTCTTATGGACACAAAAATACAAGGAATTATCAGTGGCCTTCCCCAATCTTCGGAGGAGTTGGAAAGCTGGAATTGCGGGGAAAAATGGGCTGGTGTGGCAGAGACTTTCTTTATGCAGGGAGTTATCCCAGCGTGGACTCCTGCCGGGTTGGCTGTAGGAAGAGCCTTATTTATGGCTGCGTGGTTTCCGAACGTTGAGAAGGTGTATGAAATGAACCAAACTGCATTAGAGTTAGGTTTTACAGCATTTTCCACCGCAGCCGCAGTGCCCTCAAACGCTCTCCCTCCTGTGGTGGTGCCTCCATCTGCGCCACTAAGCCTAGCACCTTTAGCGGCATTACCGCCTTCACTTTCGACAATGCCTTCAACAATCGCTCTTCACGGAGTATTATTAGCTTGGGCCATAACTGGCACACAAACTACACCAGCGCCAACGCCAGTAACGTTGCCTTGGTCTTAAGGGGTTTATAATGGAACTTGTAAGAAAATTACAGCCGCCTGTTTTCGAGAAAACAGCATCTAAATTCATGCTTGGGGACAACCCAGACACCTACCCAAGTGAGCTACTTGCGCACCTGTATAAGCAACACTCATATCTTGGGAGATACAAAGTAAATATATCTATTGAAGGGCAAGATAAAAGTCTTGGGTATATGTATGGCGTATTCTTGGTATCCCACTCACCGGATGTCCCGTCTGCCCCAGGGCAGCAGCGTATGGGTGAGATGATTACTCCCCCACAATCAGCAATGCCCCAAGAAAAAGAGAAGGCTTTGAGAATCCCCATTATTGTGGAGAATAAAAAAGCGTATTCATTTGACGTATTTATATCTCCAGATGGTCGATTCTTGCCTCTTAATGAGGAACGAGTTTCTTCTGCCTTATTTGAAATGAGTCCATATATGCCTGCTCCAGATATGGGTGCCGATAGTACCTCTAGCCCAGCGCAGAATTTCAGCCCAAATGAGCCAGCTAGTATTTCGGGGGGTAACGCATCATCTCCGAATTCAACTGTAAAACAGGCATCTATTTTAGATTCTATGTCGGACAAAATTGAGCTATCAGCAGTGGAGGCTTTTCTCCAGAAAGTTGCTGGGGATCAGTCTTTGAAAGATGCACTCTTGCTCAATGAATCATTTGGCAAGGCCATCGTTAAACTCTCCCAAAATGCTAGTGAGTCTGGGCAGGCTACCCCTCCTGCGCAAGAGTCTAAGAATATTGATGAGTTTGACGCTACCGTAATCTCAAAGGTTTCTGGTGGGTACACAGTAAAAATGGCCTCCGCAGATGGATCTGCTCAAGAGCTTTCTTTGAGCAATGTCGATGGGCAAGAGATTCCAATTGAAATTCGTCAGCATGTTATTGACACCGGTTTTACGTTGGTTGTTCCAGCAGACAACAAAGAGCTTGTTTCGGTAGAGAAGACCGCAAACCTCAAAACAGTGGACTCCAATGGTATCTACTCTGTGATGACTAGGTCTGGAAACGCCCAAAGAGCCGCCATTATCAATGATGTGGTTACTCTAGACGGTCGTGAAATGGATCTTTGTTTGGTTGTCGGAGAGTCGGGGGCAGCCTTCCAGGAAAAGGTTGCAGGCGTTCGTTGTGGTGAGTTGAATCTAGACTCTCTTAGTGGAACTGAGCCGTCTGGTGATGGTATCTTTGTCCTCAAAGCATCTGGTGTGGTTACAGAGCCCATCGTTGTTAACCACAAAATTACTGATGATGATGGCGTTTCTTACCTCTATGAGCACCCAATCAAGGGTCGGGGAACCATTAAGGTCGCCAACGTCAAAAAGCCAGTCCACGTAATTGGGAATGATTACCTCATTCCTGAGGATGCTGTGTTTGTTCCACTTGAGTTCGGCGGGAGCTACTCGACAGACACAGTGTCCATGGACAAGATAGCCTCCAGGAAAGATCGGATGATGGAAGTTTCCATCCTCTCAGATGGATCTGAGTTTTCTTTCAGTGGTCGGCCAGTCAATAACCTTATCAAACAGTCTGGGTTGGACGCTGCCGAGTCCACCTTACTGCTTGGTATCTTGGGAGATACACCCGAAGGGGCGATGACTAAGCTGTCATCGGCAGCAAAGAATACATCAACATCTTTTGTGGCAAAGAAAATCTTAGGGGAAAAGGAGAAGACGGAAACTATAGATGAGGAAACAACCAAGGCGGCTCAAGTTATCAATATTGATTTGGTGAAAGAGGCTTCCGCACTTACGGGTGCGGCAACGGTTGACTCGGTTCTATCGCTTAATTTTGTAACTCCAGAGAATGTTCAAGGATATGTGGACGCTATTCCGACTTTAGAAGAAGCCGGGTCGAAGCTTGCTGAGCTTCTCGTTGGGGTTCGTTTGGGACTTTCTGACGTACCTGAAACCGCTGTGTCCTCATCATTGAGGGGTATAGAGCGGGCAGTTCAGGGGTTAAAGAAGCTACAAATTAGAGCAAACGTTTCCGTGTAACCCGAATGAAACAACCGAATGAATTCTGGCTAAAGTACATGCTTCTGTTCTCTGGACTCTCCCGGGAACAGATTATTGCATCGGCATACATGTACGGGATGACAGAACCTTCGGAAGACTACCTAGGGGAGCTATTAGACAAATTACAGGGGACAAGACCGGCTAGGCTTGACTTATCCAACAGCCCCACAAGAACCTGGGTTCGAAGGCAACGCATTATGTCTTTGGCCGCTGAACAAAAACACGCCATACAAGCTAGGGATCTCCTAGGCGAAACTAAAATTAGACCAGTAATTGAGACACTTATTATATGTGACGCCTCTTTGGAGGATATTACCAAGTATACTGAGAAGATTACCGGGACAAAGTTACCCAAGAAAACTGTTGATATGTATCGGCACTACTTCTGGAATAGGGAGTTACTGTCCAGTAGTGACTGGTTTGGATTTCTAAAAACTCACCCAGAGGGAAAAATTCTAAAGCAGTGCTACAAGCAGGGGCTTGAGTATGCGCTTTGGAGATTAGGTTACCGTGTAGAACTGGCCCAAAGAGAGGTTCTTAGGGGGGTATTTCATGAATCTGCGATGCGGTTTTTTGAAACATCCGCATCCCCTAATAATCGTGATACAGCTATGACAGCTAAGATGTGGGCAGAGAATATTTTCAAGGCCACAGAAGAACTGAATAAAACCGGTGATGAGGTACGCCAGGTTCTTGATGAGCTTAAGAATGTCGCGGTTAAATTAGGTAGGCGCGATATTACCAGTATTGATGACTTAAAGTAGGGAGCCCTAATTTATGTTCGATAATATACATATAGGTGGCATAGAGAGCATTGTTTTTACTAAAGCTAAAACCACCATCCCTGGAGTTAAAGCAGAATACTACAAGTATGGTAATGGTGTTAAATTTCATTTCTGGAAAGACCCAGAGTTCCCGGATGATTTTGGTGATAAAATCAGTGCTGCTTTTAGCGGGTTTCGGGAAGAAAATATTATCGTTGAATATGTTCCTGAGGTAGATAGCTGGTACGGGGAAGTAAAGAATCTTAATATACTAACTGACCTATTGATTGAGAAGTTGGTTGATAAAATATCTGTGGTGGTAACTAAAAATGGCAAAGAGTAAAAAGACGACATATCTAGAATCTTTGTCTAAGGTCGCCCCCGCCTTTGCGGCAAAAGCTGCATTTGGTGATCTTCCAAAAGGGGCTCTGGAATACGTAACGGAAGCAAAATTACGAAAAAGCAAAGCTGGCTTAGGAACTCTTTTGATGGAGGGTATCAAAGGTCGTGGCGGTGGACGGGCAATAGGCGCTGGTATAGGAATTACAACGGCCCCAATATTCCTTAAAGGAATAGATCTACTTAATTCTAAAGATTCGTCCAAACAAAGGCTGGGCCTCACACTTCTGGGTGCGACAGCAGCGACCTACCAAGGACAACGTGGGTTCATAGAAGGCTACAGATCGGCTAGGGTAGCTAATCTTTCTAAGGCAGAGGCCGCTAGGCGTGGAGCAGTTATTGGTGGAACTCGTGTTTTGTACAAGACACCCGCAGCACTCCTACTTGGGTTAAGTATTGCGGCTGGCAGGAAGAGAAGCAAAAAGGGCGACGAAGCCTCCAAATACCTAATCCCTGCTTTATCTGGTGCAGCAATTGGTGGTGTATCTCGCGGCGTAGAGAGTGTTGCTCTTGACCGTCTTGACCTTGGTTCAGTGGGCGGGAGAAAAACTATTATGAAATCACTCAAAAGGGCTCTACCCGCTGTTGGTGGTGGTGTCGCTGGCGGTTTACTGGGCGGACTGGTTCTTTCTGCTGCTGTGGATGGAGCTATGAAAGCCCTGAAGAAAGAGGCTTCCATTGAGAAGGTAGCACTTGACCCCTTGACGATTGCTGCTGGTGGGAAGGCTGCTGCGCTTGGAAAAGCTATTGTTGGTATGTTGGCTCATGGTCTTCCATTTGTTGCGGGCGGCCATGTGGCGTCCAAAGCAGCTATGGGATACGGGAGAACAGGCGTTGCCCTTTCCAAAGCTCCCGGTGGCGCTAAGGTTGTTAAAGGCACTAATGTTCTAAAGACGAAACAACTTGCTATGGGCATCCGCGAAGGTTTAGCAGGAAGGAAAAATCCTGGCTGGCGGGCGGGAATTTCGTTAGGAATGGTTGCTCCAGAGCTTAAATATAACCGACAAATGGGTATCGAGATCGGGAAGCTCCTTCGTGGTGTGCCCCCGCAGTACAGAGAAAAAGCCCTCCTATCTGCCAAAAAGCACATCACCCCAACAATGCAATGGAGCAAACGGGGTGAGCCAATTCCTGTATGGAACCAACTCCCAGACGCTATTGATATGGCTGTTGGTAAGAAGTCCCTTTTCAAGGGAACCGGTATGTCCGGGGCGTATAATCAGCTAATGCACGGAGGCCGTGGGGCTTACACCCAGGGCGGAAGAGAAGTCAGCCGTCTACCACGGGCTTGGGCCGCAGATAAGGCTTCTAATCCATTGGGTCCCGATTTGGCTCTGTTGGCTGGGGGTGTTGGGCTTGCGGGCGCGACAGCCGCTACTGGCGGGTTGGCATCAATTCCGTTGGCCATGCTTGGGTCCCACAGCCTTATTGGCGGGATCAAAGGTTTAGGGGTAAGAAGTTCAACCATTCAAAAGAAAGCGCTCGAATCTTCTGCACAAGGTATTCGGGAAGCATTTTTACCTGGTCTTAAAAAACCTCTTAGTCGAAAAGCAATAGAGCATTTGATGGACATTGGTATTTCGCCTGCGTCTAGAGATATTGGTCGTCAGGCTGGCGGTGCTGCCAGAAGGCTCGCTGAAGGGATGCGAAGTTACGCTAAGGGCGGCGCACTGAAACAATTGAATAGGGCCGTATCTCCTAAGCGACTAACTTTTTCTGACGCAGCGGTTGGACCAATGTTAGCTGGCGGTGGGTTTGCTGGCTTGTCTCAAGCTTTCCGCAGCAAAAAGGAGACAGGCTGATATGACAACGTTACTCAAAAAAGAGGCTAAATCTGGGGTGGTAGCCAAAGAGATAAAAAATATTCTTTTGGATACGGCGGACACGGTAGGTGGCACTGTGGCCGGTAATGTGGGTGGTATCTATGGTGGGAAGTTTGTTGGTCTGAAAATTCATGACCGCCTCCTAAAAAATGACCCTATATGGAAGAAGCTCTACAGAAAAATAAGAACCGTATCACCAAAGTATAGAAAGAGACTCAAAGATGAACGTGCTGAATCTGGGGTCGCTGGTGCGGCAACAGGGCAAGGGATTTTTGGTAATCTTGGTGTGGCCTATGACGCGAAAAAGATGAGCAGGAAACTTAATTATAACGATCTGCACAATATGTTTGGTGGAACGGCTGGTAAGTATCGTGGAGACTATAAATCAGAAGCCTTCAGAAACTTTTGGAAGAAGCATGTTGCTGGTGAGGGGCGCTCGTCAGGAAGCTCGTCAGGGCGCTCGTCAGGAAGCTCCTATGGCAAAGATGACCGGTACCAACGTCAGTACCGTCCTGGTGGTCGCTCAGTTGATGACTATCTCAAAACTATAGGTATACCAAAAAACATCAAGACTAAGGCAGAAGCCAAAAAGATACACCGCAAACAGGTTATGAAAAATCACCCAGATAGAAACCCCGGTAATAAAGAGGCAGATAAAAATATTAGAGAGATTAATGCAGCCTGGGAAAACATAAGAGAAAGTTCTTGGTATGAGAAGTTGGCCTTTGTTCTTCATAAATATGCTGCGAAGAAGTCCAAGAAAATCGACGTAGAAAAACTTAAAGAACTTCTCGACAAAGCAAAGAGTGAGTCCAAGAAAAGATACCCAAACTCTAGACTAAATAAGCTGATCAAGAAACAACTCAAAATGGGGCACCCAAACTTAAAGACCCTTGGAATTGGTTTGGCTGCTTTTGGTAGCGGTGCTGCCTTATCTAGACTCGCTTCAAAAGCAGGCACAAATGTAGCCTCCAAGAAAGAAGGATAAGAAACCGATGTCTTTAGGCGACTACATCACTAAGTCTGCTGAGAAAGGGGCGAAACCTACCCGAAAAAGGGTACCTTCAATGAAGGAGTGGTTTAAACCGTACCCCCACCAAGCAGAGGCTGTAGATAGATTATTCGCTAATAAAGGTAAACTGATTCTCGCTCATGAGATGGGTACCGGTAAAACGGTCACTAGCATCTATGGGTTTGAGAAGATGCGGAATGAAGGCAAAGCCAGAAAAGCCTTGGTGGTCGTCCCCTCTGGATTGCGAGATAACTTTGCTAAAAACGGCGTCGAAAAGTTTACAAACAGCACTTGGCAAGTCATTGGGTCAATCGCAGAGAGGGTAAAAAAGGCTGGGTTTATTCGTCCGGGAGAAGAAGGGGATAAGCAGTACACCATTGTCAGTTACGCTATGTTTCGTAGAGATCCCATTGGGTATATGAAGCGAAGCGGCGCTGACACCCTCATACTTGACGAATTTCACAAGACTCGAAATGAACGCGCAACCACATTTAAGGCTGTTGCAGTCGCTCGATCATTAGCCACTAATTTTATGGGGCTGACAGCCTCTCTAATTAATAATGATCCTTCTGAGTTGGCCACGCTCCTTACCTTGTCTGAGGGGAAACGGGGACTCTCACCAAAGCAATTCAAGCGTAGGTACACGCAGACAGTTGGCTTCACTAAAGGTTTTAGTAACTCACGTAAAAAGCTCATCGGTATGAAAAATATAGAGGAGCTTTCTGAGCTAACCGGCACAAAGATAGACTACGTACAAACCAAAGATCTCAAGGGCAAAACAATGCCCAGAAAAGACATTAGCACCGTAAGAGTGCCTATGTCTGATGAACAATATCGACTCTATCAATTAGCGCTTAATAAACTAGGTCCCATAAAAAAGTACATCACCAAACAAGACCCCAACATTACCGTCAAAGACGCGAAGCAATTGTTTGGGCAAATTTCTCAAGCTAGGCAGTTAGCAAACTCTCTTGAGACCGGGAGAAAAGATCTCACACTTGCCCAATCCGCCAAGAGAACACCCAAAGTAAATAGATTACTCAGTGATGCCGAAAATCATCTAAAGGAACGTCCTGACCATAAGGTAGTCCTCTACTCAAATCTTATCCGTGGGGGTGTAGATGTTTTGTCTGCTGGCCTGAAGGAAAGGGGGATACCACACGCAGTTTTTGTTGGAAAAGGAACCAAAGTAGGCGGTAACAAGGTTACAGGGATCTCCAGGCAAGCGGGGGTTGAGGATTATAAGTCTGGCAGAAAGAGAGTTATTGTCTTAAGCGGAGCGGGTGCCGAAGGACTAGACCTCAAAAACTCCACAGCGTTCTATTCTCTTGATGGGCATTTCAACCCACAAAGAGTCCTGCAAGCTGAAGGACGTGCAAGAAGACTTGGTGGGCAGCAACACAGGCCTCTAGAGGAACGAGCGGTTAGCGTAAAACGCTACCAGAGCACTGTCCCAGAAAAGGCTCGCCCAGGATTCTTCGGAAAACTTATTGGAAGGAAAACACCACAAACCACAGACCAGTGGATGGACAATGTTGCTCGTAGAAAATTCCAACAGCAGCAGCAGTTTTATAAAGCCTATAAACAAAAGAAGCACTTGTATAAGTACGTCGATGAACACGGAAAAACTCGTTATGTTTACGCAAAAAGACAACAACAACCAAAAAAAGCCCCTGGATTCTTCTCTAGATTCTTCTCTGGAAACAATGCTCCTAAAGTTAGCCCAAACCCGGCCCCCCAACCTGCGAGCTTCTGATGAAGATAGATCCTGTGGCAATTGCAGAAACTTCATGTACTCCGCTGGCAGAGCTTGGAAGGGTGATGGTGAGTGCGCTAAATATGACAATTCTCCAGTCAAAGAGAATTTCGTGTGCGACGATTTTGATGACGTTCGGAGATAACCATGAGTAAATCATCTTTATTAGCTAGTTATAAATCTTTCCTAGAAAAAACGGCGGCGACTAGGGCGTTGAAAATAATAAGGTCTCTGGCCAACGCAGGAAAATACACCGATGCCGAAAACTTCGCAAAGAAGTTAATACAAAGAGGCGGACTAAAAACAACACCGCAGGGCTCCCAGGTTAAATATGTTGGCGGTGGGGCAGAAACCCCCTCACACTTGGTTATTGGTGCGAAAGTACCTAAGAGACCAAACTTACCAAGTAGCTATTCGGTAAACCCAGCCAAGTTTGATATTAGGAAAACTATATCTCCATGGGGTGCTCTCTACTCAAAGGAAAGTGCGGGAGATGCTTTTAACGCCATGAGAAGATTATCAAGTCCTCCAAAAGGGACGCGACATGGAAATCCTCTTTCTCGTGGAAATCCAAATTTCGCAAAACTTCTAAGTAGAAAAATCCACAAGACACCTACGGGCGGACGTTTTTACCACCAAGAGTTTGTTCCTGATGCGATGACTTTAAGTCAGGCTAAGCAGCAAGGACATAAGCTTTCCCACTCCGCCAGGACAGCCCTTAACAGTATTAGCGCTGCACGAGGAAGCACAATGAGCAAGTCATTGCTTGGCGATCTTATAAGGCCCAAAGGAATGGGAGGAAAAGACACAGGAAAAAGAACACTGGGTGACTGGGCAGGTAATCCAGAAAATATACTAATCAATAAGAAAACTGGGCTTCCGAAAGCAGTAGACTTTTTTGTTAGTCCCAAGAGCCCAACTGAGCGGCGACTACTTTCTCAAGGGGGCATGTCCTCCCCTGGAAAACCGCCAGCACACCCGTATAGCCGTTATCAAGGCAAAAGTCGGCAAAGTGAGATCTTAGAAAATGCACTAGCTCAGCTTAGCGCCAGAAGAGGTCAACTAGACAACGCAATCGCAGGCGGAGGCGGCCCGAAGGACTGGAGAGGGGCCATGAATAGTTTGAGGGATATGAAAAACGCTGTGGCTAAAAGACAGAAGGCGGAGTATTGGCGACGATGGATTCCAGGAGCGCAAGCTAAGCAATCAGATTTTATTCCTACCGGAATTAGAAAAGTTGATCCTGCTGAAACCTTGAAGGGTTTAGGCCCAGGCTCCCCGCGTAAGGGTGGAAAAGTACGAGCTGCTCGTAAATCTTCTGGGAAAAATACATCACCTAACCAGTCAATTGATGAAAAAGCTGCTGGGCCTGTTACCCGCCAGGATCGAGTCGTTAGTAAAATACTGAAAGGTCTCTCGGAGAAAAAGAAACCGCTAACTAGTGTCAGGCAGGCGCGTCCTAGAACAGGTGTAGACTGGACAGCAAGACCGAAAACAATACCGCCTGGGCGGCCTTTGACGCCCTCTATACCTCCGGGGGGATCGCGACCAGGTACCGTTGACCCTCTCGGCAGCACCTATAAAGGTATCGGGACAGCAGATACTGTCAATTTACGGGGTAGATAATTTGTGAATGTAATAGATAAAAAAATGACTGGGGGCAGGGCCCCCTCTAGTCACTTCTTTTTTGGTGGGCTGATGGCTTTGCACACACTTTCCGGCATCCCCGTCCAGTTTTCAGGCCACATTCTCATGTATGCTAATGCTTCTTCCTTGGTCGGTTTGTCTCCACATCGGATTTGTAACCAATCCCAAAGACCCGAGTTAAGTTCTTCTTGGTCTGCTTCTATGAAATATTTCTCTAAAAATTCTAGTGGTATGGGTGTGTTCTGTTTTTCCTTTAAACTCATATCTTTAATGTTGTTTAGGTTCATAAGTAGCCTCCTGTTCTCATTATTCTTATTCCGTTTTTACCCGCGTTTATTGCCAAATATTATTGTTACTTTACCAAATTTGGAGTTGAATCTTAGTCGAGCTTTTTTACCTATGGAATCTTTTAAGAAGGTCTTTAGGAGCAGTTTTAGTTCTGGGGTTATTGGGGCCCAGATGGATAAGATATATGTTTCCCCTTGTTTCTCGTAAGAACGTAGTTCATTACCAATCGCTCTAGAGAGTGAGGAGACAATTTTTTTGAAGGCAGCGTCATCCATGATTGATACCTACGAAGAAGGCGAACCAGAGAAAGAGTCTCTGAGTATGTTCCCATCTGAATTTGTTGCCTCATTCATGAATATTGCCCACGGTGGGCGGCTGAATAAGTTTTCCTTTAAGGGAAGAGAATACCTCCTACCCATATATGATACCCCTTCTCGTAGGGTGCTCCTACAATGTGGTCGTCAGGTAGAGAAAAGCACCACGCTTGGAAACACCATCCTTACCTATACAATGCTTCAAAGTCATTTTCGAGCATTGTTTGTCAGCCCCACGCAGCAACAGACTGAAACATTTTCTAGGGATAGGATTGCCACACCCATAGAGCTATCTCCTCACATGCAAGTTTTTGCACGTGGAAATTTCACAAAGAACAATGTTCTGTACAAAAAGTTTGTTACGGGATCTGATCTCACCCTCCGATATGCCTTCCTACATGCTGACCGGGTTCGTGGTATTTCTGCTGATATGCTCCTGTTAGATGAGATTCAGGATATTCTTACGGAAGTTATCCCTGTTATTGAAGAAGCGCTGGCGCACTCCCCAGCCAAAATCATGAGATATTCTGGAACCCCTAAAAGCGTAGACAATACTATAAGCTACTACTGGAGCCAGTTCTCTACCCAAAATGAGTGGGTGATACCCTGCGATGGGTGTAATAATTGGAACATAATTGGGATTGGTAATATTGGAAAAAAATACCTAATATGTAGTAAGTGTGGCAATCAGATATATCCTAACCACACAAAAGCCAGGTGGGCTTCTATGCGCTCTCCGGCTTGGATCAAAAACCCTAATATTTCTGAGGCCTTTGAGGGGTATAGAATTCCTCAAATCATTACCCCCTGGGTGTCTTGGGGAGAAGTCACAGATAAGAGAAAGCGGTACTCAAAGGCACAGTTCTACAATGAGGTCTTGGGTCTTCCCTTCGACTCTGGCAGTAAACCCCTCACAAAAGAAGCTCTACAGGCCCTCTGCTCAAATAGGAGCATGGACGATGCGGAAAAGTTCATCGGCAGAGCTAAGATGTTTATGGGGATTGATTGGGGGACCGCAGAGAATTCCTATACCGTAATGACCATTGGGTGCTACTTGAAAGACCGGTTCACATTCCTTTTCTTTAGGAGATTCGAAGGCGAGGAAGCTGAGCCGGAAAATCTAATGAGGATTATTAGTGGTTATATTGACCGTTTCAAGATAGAGAATGTTGGTGTAGATTACGGTGGCGGATTTGACAGGAATGATAAGCTCATAAGAACCTTTGGGATACGAAGAATTTCAAGATATCAATATGTGAATACAAAGAAGATATACTTTGATAATAGTCTTCACCGTTTTATGGTTAATCGTACGGAGGCATTAATGGCGGTCATCAATGCCATAAACAGGGGTGATGAATTTAATTTTCCCAAGTGGGAAGAGTTTGAGCACCCATACGCAAGTGATATGCTATCTGTATTTACGGAGTATAATGAGGCTAGGCGGACTACCGTAGTACAAAGGACCCCAGGAACTACTGATGATACGTTACATTCATTAACGTATTGTTTTTTGGCATCTATGATAAGGCACCCAAGACCTGATATTATTGCACCCACGGGCGATGAAGACAGAAATTACAGAGGTTAAAAATGAGCGAGTTTGAAAATTATCTATCAAACAAAGAAGATTCCGGCGTTTCTACGACTGCTCTTCGACACATGGGCAAGCAAGCGGCTGTTCGGTATATCCAGAACGAAACCCCGCTGAATGAATCGATAGCAGAATTTGCTAAGGAATCTAGTCTTACTCTTGAGCAGATTAAGAGGGTGTCTGAGTATGCTAACAACGATACTTTTGCCACCATGTTCAAACTTGGGTTTGCAAAGAACATCACGTTCCCTATGGCAGATGCCTCAGCTGTGGCACAGACAGTTAATTCTCCAAAAGAGAAGACTGCCACCCCTAAAAAATTATCCATCCCCGACAGACTACGTTACATACCGGGACAGGAAAAAGTAGACTTAGAGGCTGCGTTCACAGGAAAAGTAGACTCAGAACAAGATCTGGAGAAGGCTGCAAGCGCAGACATTGAGCCTCTTACAGACCCAGAAATCCGTGATGCAGCCAGAAAATTTCTAGATGTCCACGTAGAGAACAAGAACGCTGAGTCAGAAAAAGAAGTTCTAGGTGCCGCGTTTAACGTCCAACTTGCTGCACTAGGTGATTTGTGCAAAGAGGCTTCTCGGTCGGGAAACAGTGCAGGTATTATTGGTTATGCTATTGAGTCGGCAGACCCGTCTAAAGGTCTTGCAGAAGTAATCCAAGAAAGAATTGGCGACCTGGTTGAATATGGCCACGGGGAAGAGTTAGAAAAACTAGGTATGGGTATGATGATGCCGAACCCCATTAGTGGGCTAACACAGGATCTCGAAGGTATGTCTCAGAAACTGGTCATGGCCCAGCAGGCTGTTGTAAAAACACAGCTTGCCATGCAGGAACTTCTCGCTATTTTACGCGGACCAGACTTGTCTGGTGGTGCCGCCCAGGTATTTGGGGGCGGGGTACCTCCACCGGAACCGCCGATGGGACCTCCTCCTATGGGAGCCCCACGGGCTGAACTACCACCTGTCGGGGGTGCGCAACCTCCCCCACCGCAACCTGGGGCACCAGAAGCCCCAATGATGCCACCAGGACAACAAGGACCAGGACCAGGATCTGTGTAATGGACGAGCTTGAGAAACAGGCCAAAAAACATAAATTGGCTGCTTCTTTGGCGGAGCGGCTTGCGGACAACCCAATGAGCCGTGGTTTGAACCATGCTATGTACGGGCCTGCCTCCGCAGTTGCGTCAGTGCCGGGTAGGATGGCCTCCAGTTCTTTAGGTCACGTTCTTTTTGGACGTAAAGAGGGAAATCCACTAAGTCCTGTGTACGGTAAAAGACTTCAAGCTGTTAGTGGGGCTAAAGGCTTGGAAGAGATTTCAAAGGCTGAGTACGAGGCAATTAAACAAAGCGGTGGTGGCAAGGCGTACAAATTTAAAGGTGAGGGCCATGTTAGACCTATTTACTATAAGCGACAATATGTCCCAGGCGGTGCTACAGGTTTCATTAGAAAACACCCGTTGCTTGCCGGTGGTGGTGCCCTTCTTGCGTACTATCTAGCAAAAAGCCCGGAAAGTAGACACCTGGCACAAAGCCTTATTCCAAGGCCTAATACAGATATTTCTCCTGAAGTTATCAATCAATGGAGAGAACCAAATGTGGAGAATCCATTCCAAAGGAGAGCGTGGGGTTAGATATGGAACAAGAACGAAAAGACCGTCTTATGGAAAAATTAGCCGTTTTATACGACCAATTTGGAAGGCCCTTCCCTTCATCTGGGGACTCAAAACCATCTGGTGGCCCACCAAAAGGAAAGGCTGGAAAGGCCGGTGGCTGGGCAAAAACTGTCGGTAAAGAAGCTGCGGACCCGAAATTATTGGGTAAGGCCCTAAGGGATGTCTTAGGCAAAGGCGCTTTGGCTGGCGGGGCTCTTCTGGCAGCAAAGTACCTAAAACCCAAGAAGACCCTTATTCAAAAATTGATTGGTGAGGGTACTGTGGGGCGGAAAGCCTTAATGTTTGGTGGTGGGGCAGCCGGAATTGCTGGCGGCCTAAAGGGGATGGAGGCACTAAGTGAATCTATCACCAACCCCATGAAGAAGAAGAAATACTTCAATAACATGATGGAGGAAAATCCAGCCCTAAAACGAGAACCACAAAGGGATGTGACTAGGATTTTCAGAACCTTGTATAAATTCAACCCCACAATGGCCAGCGATCCGCTGGTTGCCGGGTCCTTTCTAAAGAGATCCCTCCAGTTTAAAGAAGAAGGTATTCAACCAATCGATGTTAAGACCCTTGTTGAAATAAGTAGGGGCTTGAAAGATTCAAAAGGAAAAGACAGTCTTCTCAGGGGTGCTTTTGCAGGTACCGGAGCAGAGTTGCTTAGTTTCGCAGGATAGTAGATGCCATACCAAGGGAGCGAAAAAGATTATCCTATTTCTAGGGCTTTAACGAGTCCAATAGGAAAGGGCGTTGGGTCTGTACTGGCTACCAGTGGGGCGATGCTCGCAATCAAAAAAGCTCTCGGAACTAAAGTAGCTAGGGAAGTGGCGGCGAAGTTTGGTAAACAACTCGGCCCCGCGTCAGGCCCAACTGGAAAACAGATCGCTGGTACTGCGGCTATTTCTGGTGGGCTCAGCGGTATATTCGCTAATGTAGAACGAGATATTTACGCTAAAGCCCTTGAGAGTAAAATGAAGTCTGGGCGCGGGGGCTTCACCTCGCAAGAAAAGAAGCTCTTGGTGGGCCCCAGAGAAGGCACCGGAAAACTTAAAGGTTTTTCAGAATACTATATAACCCCAAAAACTCATGCTCTTGGTAGGGCAGCGATGGGTCTCTTATTCGGGGGACCAGCAGGAGCAATCACTGAGGGTCTTACTGGTGGTACAGGTACGGCGGTTAGTCGGCACCTTTGGGCCAGGGCTTTGGTGGCTAGGTCCAGGAGAGGCAGTAAATTGACCAAAGGGGAGGAGAGCCTTTTACGAACTATTCAACGGAGTAAGAGGTAAGGGCACTGTTTAATTATGCTTAAGTTATTGACATTCCCCGGTATAGACGACGAAGGAAATATCTTTGTCCAAGCAATAAATCCTTCTGCTGGGCTAATTAAAACTGCTGGTTGTAGTAATGTTCATCCAAGCGTTTCTGCTTATATCGAGGGGATTAAAGCAGATGACGGGCAATTGTACATTCTTGTTAACGCTCTAGGGGCCGGGGAGTATTACGGCAGTAATATTAACGGTGATTATTTTGAAGAGAAAGAGCTTGATCCCTCAGACCAAAGTTTCGAGTCTGGTCACAAAACATTCCTAAATGCAGGTATTTACAGGCATCACAAGAACAAGGATATAAACAAATCAACCGGTAAAGTTGTACATGCTGTGTATAACCCAATCATGCACAGGGTTGAATTGGTCCTACGGATAGACCGTGAAAAGGCCCAACTTGAAGGTCATGGGGACTTGGTCCGTAAATTAGACTCCGATGAACACCCAGCCGTTAGCATGGGCTGCCGGGTCAAATACGATATCTGCTCTATTTGTGGGCACAAGTCTAAGACTCGGGCAGACTACTGTCTCCACACAAAAACAATGATGGGGGAAGTGTACCCAGATGGTCGGAAGGTTTTCGTCTACAATCCCAAACCCAAATTCTTTGATCTTAGTTTTGTGATAATTGGGGCAGACCGTACAAGTTATGCGATGGCCAAGGTTGCATCTGTATTGGGAGGGTCTTCTGCTGTGGCTGCTGAGGAGGCCGGTATACGCGATGGCTACGCAGTAGGCCTTCTAAAAGAGAAGATGGCTACAAAGAGTAAGATTTCTAACATCCTGAAGGATGTTCCCGCTATGTCTGCCAAAGTCATGCCTAATATAGAAAAACATGAGCGTGATATGCCCAACAGGGTGCTTGATCGCATGTCTTGTTGCTCTCCCCAAAAGGCCCTTACGACTTCTGCTGCTGCTGGAATAGTGCTGAAGCCCAGAGAATACCAAAGAATCATACTCATCAGGATTGGGAAAAGACCACTGGCAGATCGTTTAGACCGCGCTGGGCATACATTTGCCCCGTCACCTCAAGTAGACCGAAGCATACAAATTGGGAATCCTGGACATTTCTCTGGATCATTACGAGATATGCTTATGGACATTATCCCAAAACGTAGTATGTTTGAGCCGGTTATTACTAAGCGTATAATGATTATTAGAGGTTCAAGCCCTTCCACAGGTTATTCTAGTCCGAGTATGCTAAGTCTGCGTAAAGAAGGAAGTGCAAACAATATTGATATTAGTCCTGACGAAAAGGCTCTTCTTAATAGAATCTCCGCAGGATACAATGGTTATCGCGAGCAATTAATGGAGAAGATAGGTTCTATTGTTGCTCATATTACAAGTAATGATATAGGGTTGCTCTCGGCAATCAATGGCCCAAAACTGGAAGATGAATTCATGATGGAAACACAATTAACAAAAACAGCTAAACTGCCTTTAGCGTTAATTGGTGTTTTGCCCATGGCTTATCTTTATGGTGCGCACGTAAAAGGTAATCGGCGGCGTACCCATCAGTCTGCGGGACCACTTGATAGTTTTATAGAGAAACACCCGATCTTGGCCACTTCGGTGTTTGTGGGCCTTACCCGTTTGGGTATGAACCTAAAAACATCAGGGTTGTTTGACAAATCGTTAAACAACCTAGCGACCAAGTTTTCTTAGTCCGTGGGTATCTAGATGAAGTTATTTATCAAAGATGATGCTGGGACGCAGTTAAACAAAAACTCTCAAGGAGAAAGAAAATGAACGAACTGCTAGCACAAGCATACGGTACCCAGAAGAACGTTGACACCAATTCAGGTGTTGAGAAAACTGCTGAGGCCGCACTAATTAGCGAGCTTGAGAAGGTTGCTGCCGCTGAAGGCATCGATCTTAACGAGTTCAGTGACGATGATATCCTCGAAATCCTGAATGAAGCGATGGGTGGAGAAGATACCGAAAAAACCGCGAGCGCTGAAGCGCCTGCCACTGAAGCACCTTCCACCGAAGGTACTGAAGACGAAGAAGAAACCCAGGTTAAGCTTGCAGAAGCTGATTTCCTCGGTCGAACAATGGCCCATGCTTTTTATGATGAGCTTACTTCAATTCAGGGCCCCGGTTCCGAAAAGACCGCATCTGAAAAGACTGCATCTGGACGGCCTAGTGACGCCTTTTTGAAGACGGCCACTCCAGCGGAAGATGCACCCGTGAAAGAAAACGCTGACCCTGAATTTGCAAAAGCTTTTGAAGATGCTGCGATGGAACGGGCTCAAGAAATTATTGAATACTTGGATACCGGAAGCGTTAAACAGTCTTCCGCCTCCGTTGATGATGAGAAACTCGACAGCGCAATTACCGAACGTGCTGGAGAATTACTTTCCGAAGCTGGATATGACGTAGAAGCCATTTCCAAGACTTTGCAAGAGCAGCAAGGATAATTGAGTGAAACCTGAGGCGGTTAAGCTTTTAAAAGAGAAATTTAGGTCTGCTAATAAGCAGGGCGTAAAGACTCTCAAA